TTATGGCTGAGTGAGCGATTCTCCGCACATAATGAGGACTTTAGTGAAATCTTATGGCCTGAAAAGTTATCTAAAGACAAACTATTAGAAATCCGTCAGTCCTATATTAATCAAGGTAATCCTGATGGTTACTCCCAAGAATATCTAAATAAGCCAATTGATGCGGAGAACGCTTATTTCCATAAAGATGACTTCATTCACTCTGATACTCCAGAAGTATTAGAATATTATGCTGCGATTGACTTTGCGATTACTAAAAAGACGAAAAGCGACTATACGGTTATTTCAGTAGCAGGTGTAGATAGAGAGGGACTATTACACGTTGTAGACATCCGTAGGGGTAGATGGGATGGTTTTGAGATTATTGAGAATATGTTTTGGATACAGACTAAGTATAAGCCAAACCTATTTATCGCTGAAAAAGGACAGATTAAACATACCTTAGATGCTTTCTTAAATGCCGAAATGGTCAAACGAGGGCAATACATTAACCTTCATGCTGTGACCCCAAAGGTAGATAAGGAACAAAGGGCTAAACCATTACAGGCTCGTATGAGGGCTGGTGGAGTCAGGTTTAATAAAGAACATGGCTATTATGCGCCCCTAATAGATGAAATGTTAGTATTCCCACGTGGGCAACACGATGACCAAGTAGACTCCCTAGCATATATCGGATTAGCTTTAGACAGAGTAGTCCAAGCCCCAAGCCAAGAAGAAATGGAAGACGAAGAGTATCAAGAGAAGTTTGGAGATGAAACTTGGCAGGGACAAGGGATGTACACAGGATATTAACGTAATATATACGCAATAACATCATTATAGTTATCGTGTAAATAATTTGTAATAGTTATTGACTATAACGACATAATCTGTTATTTTTTTAAAAACTGAGGAAGCCGAATGAAAATTGAAAATCTAGTCAAATCGCCAAACATTGCCGAACAAATGGACAATGAAGAGTTGTCATCTCTTGGTGCTAGATTATTAGAAGAAGTCAACATGGATTTAACTTCTCGATTAGATTGGGAAGAACGTAATGAGAAGTCTATCAAGTTGGCACTTCAGGTTGTGGAGAAAAAGACTTTCCCCTGGCCTAATGCTTCTAACGTAAAGTTCCCTCTTATTACTATCGCAGCAATGCAATACCACAGTCGTGCTTATCCTGCATTACTCGGCAACAATGAAGTTGTCCAATGTAAGGTGTATGGTAAGGATGATGATGGTGAGATGCAAAAGCGTGGGGATAGAATCTCTCGACACATGACTTATCAAGTGATGGAAGAAGATGAGACATGGGAAGAGAATCAAGACAAAACATTACTTGTACAGGCTATTGCAGGTACAGCGATTAAGAAATCCTATTTCGACCCTGTAAAGGCACATAACGTATCTGAACTGGTACTTCCAAATGATTTTATCGTCAATTATTTCACTAAATCAATTGCAGACTCACCCAGAGTTACGCATCGCATTTTTCTGTCATCAAATGAACTACATGAACGCCAGGTACGTGGCATCTTCAGTAAACCAACAGATGAGGCTCCAGCAGGACAACCCCAGCAGACCTTATTACGAACTGCTAAAGAAGACGCACAAGGAGTCAGACAGCAAACAGGCGACCCTGACACCCCTTTTGAGTTCTACGAAATCCATTGTTGGATTGACCTTGACGATGACGGATACAAAGAACCCTACATCGTCTACTTAAGACGTGACACAGGCATTATTTACCGTATTGTTGCACGTTACTTCCAAGATTCAATTGAATACAATGGTAACGACATTATCCGTATTAATCCTGAACAGTATTTTACTAAGTATGGATTTATTCCTAGTCCTGATGGTGGCTTCTATGACTTAGGGTTCGGAAGTTTACTTGGGCCACTCAATGACTCTGTTAACACCATTGTCAACCAACTGATTGATGCAGGCACAATGTCTGTAACAGGTGGTGGATTCTTAGGTCGTGGAGTCAAGATTAAGGGCGGAGATTATACATTCAAGCCTCATGAGTGGAAGCGTGTAGATAGTACAGGCGATGACTTACGTGCCAATATTATGGCATTACCTGTCAGAGAACCAAGTGCTACATTATTCCAATTACTACAGTTACTGATTAACTATGGTGAGCGTATTGCAGGTGCTACAGACATTATGACTGGGGTAAGTCCTGGTCAAAACACCCCTGCGGAGACATCAAGACATACGGTTGAACAGGGTATGAAAGTATTTAATGGTATCTTCAAGCGTACTTGGAGAGCCATGAAAGAAGAGTTCCAAAAGTTATACCGACTCAATCAGTTGTATCTACCAAATGACCCTGTTGAGTTTGAGTATAGGTCTGAACTGTCATTTGTATTACCAGACGACTATTCTTTAGACATGAAATTAGTTAAACCTGCTGCTGATCCCAACGTGGTATCAGATAGTCAGAAACAGGCACAAGCACAGGCTGTTATGGCAATTGCAGGGCCTGACATGAATATGTATGAAGTCAAGAAGAGATATTTAGAATCGCTCAAAGTAAATAATATTGAACAGATATTGCCTGACCCTAAAGGGCCTAATGCGATACCTCCTAGACCTGATGTCAAGATGCAGATTGAGAAAATGAAGACCGATGAACGTGCAATGAATCATCAGTTAAGGTTCAAGTTAGGATTAGCAAAACTCATGAGCGAAGCAGAGTTAATGCAAGCAAAAGTAACCGAATTACAAGCCAAAGCCGTATTAGAACTAGAACAGGCTGACGGAGTAAAGAATGGTCATGCGATTGCTATGCTAGAGGCACAGATTGGTGCTAAGAGAGCGCATATGGATGGTATTTTACGTAGTATTGAGTTAATGAAGGACTTAGAAAGGGAAACAAATGACACAACAGGAATGGCAGGAATGGATGAATCATCCAGTAACGCAGGAGTTCAGAAGCCACCTCAAAAGGGCTAAATTAGAAGCTCAAGAGTGTTGGGCAAACCGACAGTTTCAGACTGAAGGGGATAATCAATTTGCATTGGGCGGTGTATATGCCATCAATCAAATTTTAGAACTCGAATATGAAGATATACAGGGGGCATAATGAACAATTCAGGATGGAAGCCTACAGGGCATCGTGTACTCGTGAGGGTAGAAGAAGTTGAAAGAAAAACTGAAAGCGGCATTATTATCGCTGACATCACAGCCGATAAAGAGCAACTTGGTCAAGACTCAGGAATCGTTGTCGAGCTTGGGAATACTGCTTATTCCGACCAACAAGCTACTTGGTGTCAAGTCGGAGACAATGTTAAGTTTGGTCGTTATGCAGGACAAATCATCAGTAAAAAACAATCAGATGACGGACTCGAATACAGAGTCTTAAATGATCTTGACGTAGTATTAGTAAAGGAGAAAGCAAATGGATGAAGTTCAAAGTGTACCACTTAGTGCTACAGAAACAGAAGAAGTTGTTGAATTACAAACCGAAACGACTGTAGAGCCACATTCTGCTGACCAAGAGACGGTAAACGAAGCAAAACGTCAAGGATGGGTTCCACAAGAAGAATATGATGGGCCTGCCGATAAATGGGTAGATGCCGAAACCTTTGTAAAGAAAGGTAAAGAAATTAATGCTATTTTACGTAAGGATAATGAGTTCCTAAAGCGTGAAATTGCTGAAATGAAGTCCACAATGATGGAATTCAAGAAGTTTTCTGCTGATAATGAAAAACGTGCGTATGACCGAGCATTAGCAGAACTTAGAGAACAAAAAAAGATGGCAGTCAGTCAAGGTGACGGTGATAAGTTACTTGAAGTAGATGATGCTATTGAAGAACTCAAAGAACAACGTGCAAAAGAGGCTCAAGAGACTAAACAGGCTACTAATCAGATTGACCCTTCCTTTGTAGAGTGGAATGATGACAATAAATGGTTTGGTAAAGACCCTGAATTGACCGAAGAGGCTAATTTAATTGGTGAAACCCTTAAACGTAGACAACCTACCTTAATTGGGCGTGAATTTTTAGATGAAGTCACTAAAAAGATTAAAAAAATGTATCCTGAAAAGTTTACCAACGCCAATAGAAATAAACCATCTCCAGTAGAGGGTACAACAGGCAATAAAGCAAGCGGTAAAACAGGTAAGTATTCATTTAATGATCTTCCACCTGAAGCAAAGCAGGCTTGTCTAAAGTTTGAAAAACAGAAACTATTGACAAGAGAAGAATACATTAAAGATTTCTTTGGAGAATAGTATTTAAAAATGTTGTAATTCGTATACAATTCAATTATAGTAAGGATATTAAAATGACAAGAGAAAATAAGCAGGGAAGTTCTGAAGCGCAAATAAGGTCAGTTGCGGAACGTGATACAGAGGTTGTAAGGTCTCAGTCCCAACGAACTAGACGTACTTCATTTGGCGCACCAAAACTTTCTATGGCAGTAACAGTAGAAGTGCCTGGCTATCATTTATGTTGGATGAATGATGACGGAATGGTAGAAAAGGCATTAGATAGTGGTTATGAGTTTGTCAGTAAAAATGAAACAGAGATAGAGAATGGCGTATCGCCTTCAAATGTTGACATGAATGACAAAATCAAATTAAAGGTAGGAACTTTTGATAACGGTGCGCCTCTATATGGCTATTTAATGAAAATCAAGAACGAATGGTTTGAGGAAGATCAAGAAGCCATCTTGTTAGAAAATAGAAAGATAGAAGACGCAATCGCTGGCGGAAATATTAATGGTACGGTTGGTCAGGATGGAAAATATGTATCAAGCATCTCGATTAAGCGTTCTTAAATTTTAATTTTATAAGGATTTATAATGGCAAACACAAATGCACCATTCGGATTTAGTCCGATTATTTATGGTACAAGCGGTGTCAACAACCAACAAATGCGTGTTTATTGGATTCCATCAAGTGATACCTCTGCGTATTACATTGGTGATGTAGTAAAGACTGCAACTGGTTCAGATACTAACGGTACAAACAAGATTGTAAAATGCGCTTCTGGCGACACTCCACGTGGCGTTATTATGGGCGTTCTACAAGCTAACCCAAATAGCCCAACACTCGTTGGAACAAACATTGACCTCACAATTACATCAGTACCTGCTACTAAACCAAACGATTACTATGTAATGGTTAATGATGACCCAGACCAAATGTATGTTATTCAAGGTGATTCAACTACATTTACATCTGCTGACGCTAATAAGAACGCTTCTTACACAGTTGCGACTCCTTCTTATGCAAATCAGTTGTCTGCATCTGTACTAACTGGCACAACTACTTCTTCTACTGCACCATTGAAGGTTGTTGGATTCGAGCAAATACCAGGTACTACTATTGGTGCTTACACTCGTTTCATGGTCTTGTTCAATCAGCACGAGTTTAACAGACCGTCTGCTGGTATTTAATTAGGAGAATAAAAAATGGCTGGTATTATTACAACTGGTTCACACCCAAAGGCTTTATGGCCTGGCGTTAAGGCTTGGTGGGGTCGTTCATATAGTGAGCATCCTGTTGAGCATACAGATTTATTTGACACAACTACTTCAGACAAGAACTATGAAGAGTATGTACAGACTACAGGTTTCGGTTTAGCACCACAGAAATCTCAAGGTCAAGGTGTTTCGTATGACTCAGAAGTTCAAGGTTTTGTAACACGTTTAACTAACGTAGCATACGGTATTGGATACATCGTTACTCACGAAGAACTCCAAGACAACCTCTATGAAGTTGTTTCTAAGAGACGTGCTGCTGCAAATGCTTTCTCTATGCGTCAAACTAAAGAGAACGTAGCTGCAAACGTATATAACAATGCTTTCAGTTCTTCATATAAAGGTGGCGATAACGTATCTTTGTTAAACGCATCACACCCTAATACATCAGGTGGTACATTCTCTAACTTATTGACAGTAGCTGCTGCATTGTCTGAAGTTGCGATTGAAAACTTGATTATTCAAATTATGTTGGCTCAAAATGATCGTGGTTTACGTATTAACTTAATGCCACGTAGTTTAGTTGTTCACCCAAGCAACTGGTTTGAAGCAAATCGTATTATGAAGTCTGTTTACCAATATCAAGCATCAACAGCAGGTACAAACGCAGTAAACGTACTCCATGCTACAGGTGCATTGCCTGACGGTATCAAGATGAACCATTACCTGACATCAACAACTGCATGGTTTATCCGTACAATGATGCCTTCTGGTACTGGTATGATTCATCAAGAGCGTGAAGCAATCACTTTTGATATGGATAATGATTTCGATACGATGAACGCAAAAGCTAAGTCCTATGAGCGTTACGCTTTCGGATGGGGCGATCCACGTGCATTGTATGGAACTCCAGGAGCCTAATCAACTCTGACGTGAGAAGTATTCCCCCTAGTTACCAAAAATTTCTAGGGGGTTTTTTCTCTAATATATTGAAAGGAATTATGATGGCAACATCACAACCAAACAAGAAGTTACGTGAAGGTCACGATATTGGAATGGGTATCAAAGCCCCTATTGGTGTTCCAAAAGAAGCACGTAAGGGTAAAGTTACTCCTAAGAAACAAGATAGTAAACTAAAGCAACCTAAAGGTGGGTACTAATTATGGCATCCCCAAATCCAACAGTACAAATTTTAAATGATGGTTATAGAAATACAACTATCAAAGTAGATGGATATTTAAATGCTGCTGATTTAAGTGCAGTTACAATTATTGACCCATCTACATTAAGTCAAATGGATGGTCAGGGTACTATTCCTGATCGTGTACGTGTAAATCGTATTAACTTTGACATTCAAGACGGTATTCAAGTTGACTTAAACTGGGCAGGTGCAACACCAGGCTCGTTATGGAAACTAACAGGTCGTGGTGAGATTAAGGCTAAACCATTTGGCGGTATTACAAATAGTGCTACAACCCCAACAGGAATTATTACTACTACAACCATTGGTGGTTCAGCAACAACTACTAATACTTCATACACAATCGTTTTAGAATTAGTTAAATATCACTCTTAATATGCAAATAGCCGAATCCAACGCCAAAGAAATACAGTTAGTAGCCACGATAACTCGTGCAAACGGAACTGTAGAGGAATTAGGCGTGATTAACTATTGGCATAAGAATCCAATTAAACGTATTATGTGGAAGATTAAACACTTCCTAGAAAGGAAATAACATGGCTACATTACTCGTTAATACTGGTCGTGCTATCATCACAAACCGTCTGAATAGTGGGGGAACAATTCCTCAATATGTAGGTTGGGGAACTGGTGCTGGTACAACTGGTGCAACAGATACGACATTATTTACTGAGGTATTACCACGTACATCAGGAACAGTAACACAAGTAACAACATCTACTACAAACGACACATTTCAAGTAGTAGGAACATTAACTGCGGCAAGTGGTGCAACATTTACTAACGCAGGATTATTTGACGCATCAACTTCAGGTAATTTATTTGTAAAAGGTGACTTTACAGGTATAGCATTAAACACAGGCGATAGTATCCAATTTACTTTTAAAGTACAATTTAGTTAATTATGGCTCATCAAGTAGCGGATAGAATACAACAAACAGGTACGGCTAACACAACAGTTAGCTTTACCTTATCTGCTACAACAGCAGGTTATCAATCATTTTCACCTGCCATTACAGTAGGTAATACAACTTATTATTCTGCTAATGACGGAACAAACTGGGAAGTAGGAGTCGGTACATTAACTAACTCTACAACCCTTACAAGAACAACTATTTTATCCTCAAGCAATTCAGGATCAGCAGTAACCTTTAGTGGCACAGTTACTGTATTTTGTGATTACCCTGCTGGAATAGCGGTATATTCAAGTAATAATCCAGGCACAGCAGGACAAGTTTTAACCTCCAACGGAACAGGTACAGTACCTAGTTGGGGTTCAGTCTATGGTAGTTATTCAAGAACTTCTGTAACAGCAACGGCATCACAGACCACTTTTACCGTAACTTATACGGTAGGATACATTGAAGTTTATTACAATGGTGTATTGCTCAATAGTGCTGACTATACAGCATCTAACGGTACTACAGTCGTATTAGCCACAGGTGCATCGGCAGGTGCTATTGTTGAATTTATTGCGTATAATGCTACGGCTACAGTTCCTGTTGCTGGTTCTAATACCCAAGTTCAGTATAATAATGGTGGTTCATTAGGAGCATCTTCAGCCTTTACATTTACAGGAAATGACCTTAATATACCTTTTGGAACATCTAATTCTGCAACGTCTAGTGCTAAAATAGCATTAGCACTTTCTATGATTGCTTAATATGCCCATAAATTACGTTTCATC